GATGAACTGAGCATCAAGTATCTTGCAACTAAGGAATCTTTTCTCACAACATTTGCGTGGAATGCTGCGAACACTGCTGAGACTCTTTTGTGGAATGCCATCTGTGATCCTTCGCTTTGTGCGTCAAGTCCAGCTACAAATGGTGCAATCGAATACAACATGACCCCTTTAGCGTTTGTGGGTGTGCCTTTCAGTTTTTGGAAGGGCACTATGAAGTTTCGGTTTCAAGTTGTTTGTAGCGGTGTTCACAGGGGACGTCTACGCGTCACCTGGGACCCCGTCAAGACAAATACCTCACCTGGACCTGAAGCCTACAACACTCAGTACTCAACAGTGATTGATATTGGAGAAACGTCAGACTTCACCATAGAGTGTGGTTGGGGACAAACAACCTCCTACAGACCTGTTCGCCCAATGATAGAAGTCCATGACTCTTTCATGTTCGGCACTTCGCCTGTTTCTTACGACAGCCGCGTTGATCCATATGGGAATGGAACACTCGCAGTTTATGTTGTGAACGAACTTGTGGCACCAGGAACGGCAGGAGCTGACGTCCACGTTATTGTCTCAGTAATGGGAGGTGACGACATTGAGTTTGCTGCACCTGAATCTCGGTCTTTGACTGAGTTAAGGTTATCAGATTATAGCTCTGTCGTTTCCCCTCAATCGCTTGAAACGATATTCCCTCAGAGTGACGAAGAGGGAGACCCCGGACTCGATGTCATCGACTCGAGTCCAACCAATAGTGATCCAATAGACAGCCAAGGCGCACCTGTTTCTGTTTCGGATCACACCAATGATGTTTACTTTGGAGAGAAGATAACATCAATGCGCCAACTTCTTAAACGATACTGCAATTATATGATCATGCCTTCCCAAACTGGTGTGGCATTTGCACTTCGTCAACAATTTATGAATGTTTATCCCACTTACCCTGGCTGGTATTCTACCACTGCCACTGCTCAGGGAGATACAATTGCACGCTTTCTTGGTGGTTCTAACCCTAGATATTATCTTTACGGTAACACCACCCTTTTGCAATTTCTCGGATCAGCATTCGTTGGCTATCGAGGAGGTATACGATGGATGGTTGACGCAAGTCAATCAGACTTTAC